ATGTCTAGGAGAACATAGATGGCAAAAGTAGATATAACAAATGAAAATGAAAGTAAGCAAGAAACTTCTACTTACAAAGGTTTTAATAATAAGTTTTTAAAAGCAGCATTACTAGCTGTGGGTTCTTATTATTTAGCCAAAAAAGACCCCTATGTTTTAAAAGGAATTAATGACGTTAAAGATAAATTAGAAGAGGCAGATTCTGAGAGTAGAAGAGATTATATTAAAGCTAGTGCTACAAGTATTGGTAAAGTTATAGCAGAAAATAGAGCTAGAAGAAAAGAAAGGGTAATTGATTTTAAAGAAAAAATTAAAAATTTAAATCAATATACAAAGGGAGACTCATACTTATCTGCTAATATAATAAAAAATAACTTATATAAAGACATGATGAAACATGGTAAGGATGGAAAAGATATTACTGCATTATTTAATATTACAGATGAATTTAGAAAAACTACTCCTACTGGTTTGTCTAACTCAGAATTAGCAAGTGCGTTAGCAGGACCTGTTGATAATATCAGTAAGAATTTAAATACTAAGTTCCTTGCTCCTAAGAAAACTAGTTTTATATCTAACTTTATAACAGGTGGTGGACAAGAAGATGTTAGTGAAGAAGTTAAGGCACAAATACAAGCATTAGCACCTGAAACTGAATTTGATAATATAGAGGATATTTACATTGGTGGTGGTTCATTAACAGAAAAAGGATTAAGATTTCAAAGACCTAAAATAGCAGGTGGATTGACAGAAACAAAAGCACAAAAACAAATTATGGATGCTGTTGCAATAAGTTTAGGTGGTACAGTTAAAGTAGATAGAAGTAGTGGTGAAATTGTGTACTCTTATGATTCAGAAATACAAAAAAGATTACAAAACGCCTCATCAGTAACAGGAGGTCTTTTACTAGAAGTAGAAAAAGAAATGTCAGAGCAGGGATACACTAGAAGAGAAGCAGTGCAACGAGTTATTGATAAATATAAATTAGGTTCACCAAACATTACTCCAACATATCCTGCGATAGCTAAAATATTTACAAAGAAAAAACAAAGTAATCCACCTCTTGGTCAAGGGCAAACTGGTCAAGGGCAAACTGGTCAAGGGCAAACTAGTCCTGCTACTGTAACATCTATACAAAATCAATTATTAAACTTAAAAGCTAATCCTCCATCAGGAACAAATAAAAGAGCAGCAGCAACTTCGTATGTTAGAAAGAGAGACCAATTAAAAGCTAAACTAGTTTCTATATTGGTTAAAGACCCTTCAAATTCAAAATATTATAACAATCAAAAAGCAGCACAGCAATATGCAAATGGTTTTTTAACCAAAAATAAAATTTAGAGATTTTAATGTTAGAGGCTAAAGATAAATCTAGCTATAATTTTTTAGAAGCAGAAAATAAAAACAGAGAAGTTTTAATAGATAATGATGACTTCATAACAGAAGCTCGTAACTTTCTTGAGAAAAGAGGAGGTTATAGTAAGAAAAGATTGCAAGACAGAAACGAAGTGTACGAACAATTTTTAGAGCATTTTCGTTATCAGAATGTAAATGAAATTAGTGCAATTCGAGATTTAGAATATGCACAAAATGCAAACAAGCAGGACAAAACAGAGTTTGCAAATTTAATAGAATTATATGACACTATGCAAAGTGATTATAGTCTTGAAACTGTAAAAGATTTTGCAGGTGGGATACTGACTGCTCCCTCTACTTATTTAGGTATTTTGACAGGTGGTGCAGGAAAATTGGCAGCAGCAGGTGGAACACAAGCCTCTAAACTAGCACTAAAAGCCTTACTTAAAAAAGGTTTATCTAAAGAGATAGCTAAAAAAACTCTCCGTAATAAAATAAATAAAGACATAAAAAAAGAAATAGTTAAAAGTGCAGCAATTACAGGTACTATAGAAGGAACTGTAGGCTTGGGACAAGCAGTAGCACAAGAAGAAACTCGTGTTGAAACAGGACAAGCTGATGAATATGATATGGGTAGAGTGGGATTAACTACAGGATTTAGTTTTTTAGGTGGTACTATTGCAGGTGGTATAGTAGGTAAACAACAAACTAAAATGGCTAGAGAGGCTGCAAAATTATCTAATATAGCTGAGAGTTCAGAGAAAGCCATAGCCAAAAAAGCATTAGAAAAAGCTAAAAAAACACTAGATGAAACTACAGATAAAGATACTTACAATATATTAAAAGAAAAAATAGAGTCTCTTACAGAGGGTCTTACAGATATTAAAGTTAAAAAAGGCGATAAAGTTCCTTTAGATACAAGGAAAGTTGCTGTCGGTAAAAAATTATTAAATGATATAACTGAATCTAAAAAACTAGGTACTTTGGAAGCAGGACTACCTAAAGCGTTATTTCAAACTATTGCTGCTGCTACATTAGACTTAGCTAAAGCAGGAAAATTTAAAGTAAGAGATGATAAAAGAATAACTGCAGATATAGCTGAAGCATTAAAAAATGGAGATATAACCACCCCTCAAATTGGAAATATTTTAAAAGAATATAATTTAACATTTGATACATTTTCTTTAATATACAAAGCAGAGCTTTCTGAATTTGGTAGAGCATTAGGTGCTTCAGGAACTTTGGCTAAACAAATGAAAAAATTAAATAAGATAGGTGCTTCTCCTACAAAAATTACTGATAAAGAAAAAGTAAAAGGCTTGTTAGACAATCATCTAGAAGATATAAAACAACTAGAAGAGAGTGGAATAACTAGTATTACTCAAAAGGAAGCGAGAAATATTGCTGAAAGAGAGAATCAAATTGGTTTATTTTTCAAAATGTTAGATAGGACAAGATTAGGGATAATGACATCTCAACTTGCAACAACTATGCGTAACTTTGAAAACGCAGGTTTTAGAACTTTTATAGATGCAGGAACTAGAGCATTTGATAATTTTTTTAGAGTTGGTGCAGGGGTCATTGAAACAGCCACAGGTATGCAAAGAGGAAAACTTGGGGGTAGAGACTTTTCACTAGAGGGATTTGGAGGTGGCGTAGCCGATGTATATAAAGGACTACTCAATCCCTACGAAGCTCAAGTTGTAAGAACTATGTTTGAAAAAAATATGCCTGACAGAGCAACAAAACTATTTAGACAGGCTGCAGATTTAGAGGCTAATACAGCAGGAGCTAATAAATTAAATAGAGGATTAGAGCAAATTGGAACAAAGTTTAATATATTAAACACATTTAGTGATAACATTATGAAACAAGCTGTTTTAACTGCATCTTTAAAACGACAACTAGGAAACAAAAAATTTTATGACACAATTACAAGTGGTCAATTTAATAATATTAGTGACGAAGTGTTAGAAAAAGCAGTGCAAGACTCCCTTGAGTTTGTATATCAAAAAAGTTTTAATGTGTATAAAGGTGGATTTTTTGAAAAAATAGCAGGTGGAACTATAGCTGCACACAGAAACTTGCCTTTCGTTGTTTCAAGTTTTATGCCCTTTCCTAGATATATAGCTAATCAATTTAAATTTGTTTATGACCATGCACCAATACTAGGTATGTTACCTGCCTCAAGAAAAGGTGCTAAAGAATATGATTTGTTTAGCAGATTAGGAAAACAAACTATGGGATTAATGATGTTAAAAGTAGCATATGATTGGAGAGATTTAAATGGTCAAGATACTGAATGGTTTGAGTTTAAGGATAATACAGGAAAAATAATAGATGGTAGACCTACATATGGTCCTTTTGCACCTTTTGTGTTAGCTGCAGATATGTTGCACAGGTATTTTGAAGCAGACCCCACAGACGTAGGAGCAGTATCTGCATCAGTTAGTAAGTATAGAAGAGACACTATACAGTCTATGTTAGGCTCTAGCTTTAGAACAGGCTATGGTGTGTATGCGTTAGATAAACTTATGATTGATTTATCTAGTGGTGCTACTAAAGGTGAAATAACTAGTAAACTAGCAGGAGAATTTTTTGGAAATATATTAAATACATTTACCCTACCTGCTGCTGTTGTAAAAGATTTTTATTCTCAGTTTGATAGATATTCAAGAGCTATACCTGAAACAAGAACAGGTGAAGTAGATTTTTTATCTATATTTTTAAATAGGGGAACAAGAGCACTTCCTGACCTTGGTCCTGATTATGATTTACCTTTAAGAAGTCCATTTAGAGAGGGAGATTTAATGGCGATTAATCCAATAGAAAAACAACTATTTGGATTTAGTAAAAACCCTGTTAAAAATGTTGTTCAAAAAGAAATGTCAGAACTGCAAGTAGGTTGGTTTGATTTGTATAGTAAAGACCCAAATGAAACTATAGATTTAAGATTGAGAAGAGAGCTAAGTGACCCTGAGGGAAATTTAAATTTAGTTAAACGAGTTAGTTCAGCTATGAAAAATCCTTTATATGCAAATTTAAATAGAGCAGAGAGAGTTCCTAAATTTAGAGCACTAGTAAAATCAGTAATAACAGAAGCTAGGATAGCTGTTAAAGAAAAAATACAAGCAGAAGAAGTGGAAGTTGGGAGAAAAATATTTGGTACTGATATAGATGTAGAAACTCTAGTTACAACTACAGACATTGCTGAGTGGAACAAGCTACCTTTCTATAAGAAAAACGCAGTAACTTCTAGGTACAAAAGATTATACCCTTTAAAATCTAATGAAAAATTTTATGAAGGCAAAAACATAAGAGTGGATGCAGATAGAATTATAAAAGGTGTGGATGGCAATGCAATAACTGTCATGCAGTGGGCATTAGAAAATGCCAAAGACGTTGATGATATATAATTAAACAAACAAATATCTCATAATTCCCATGGCTAATGCTGCACAGGCTACCCCATTTACCATGAGCAAGGCTCTGTCATGCCACAGAAATGCCATACCTGCCAATAATCCTGTACCTATACAAGACGATACAAGGTCGTACAGAGGTAAAACCCCCACAGACCTACATATAATACCTGACATAATTAAGAACGAACCTGTCCACTTTAAATACCAAGACAGGTCATGGGTTGGTGTTATCTTTTGCATTTATCTTCTTCAGTTTCTTTAATGTTATATCTGACATACTCTGTATGAGTTTAACATTCTCAATGATTTCTTCTAATTTTTTAAGGAACGTGTTGTTCTTCTGTTCCATAAACTTCTTTGCTTCTTCTTCTAACTTCTTCACGTTTTAACTTCTCCAAGTCTTTAAAATATGCAAAGTTGTATCCTCTTTGCCACTCTCTGTGTTGCATGGTATTTGTTTTATAAGGACTTTCCGTTGCTATTATCTTAGCACCCTTAACATTCCTTATGTATTGTTTTCCTCTAAATGCTTTTATGCCACGTTCAAACTGAATACGTAGTGGTGCATCATATTTACTTAGATTTAGGTTTCGCTTCTTCTTTTTCATCTATCTGCTTTCTTTCAAAATATTTTAACACCATTGACAGTTTTGCATCATACTTATCAATCTGCTCCATCTCTTTGTCAATAGATTTCATTATATCAGGATGCTCTCCAATGCCAACAGATGTTCTTAGATATACTTCTACATTAGCTATATGCCTATTAATATTACCTACATAGTAGGACTTCAAGGCTGATAATAACATTTCTCTCATACTATTCTCCTTTAAATGTTTTGATTACGTCAGATGAAAACAACTTTTGTATATTTAACAAATACATTTTAGATGCATTGTTGTCACCACCTGCTACAGACCTCTTGTAATCTAACTTGTCAATAAGTTTCTTTAGATTGTTTACATTAAATACTAGAGTACAGAAAACATCATCACCTATACATAGATTGTGAAACCAATAGTCTGCCTCAGTAGCATTTATACCACTAGGCTTACCATAAGATTCATACTCAATAGCTATGTTGCCTGTTCGTTGCCACATATCTCTTTCACTCTTGACTTCAATCTTTTTATCCTGCAACATATCTGCCACATACTTCTCTCTGACCTGACCATACTTTAAGTCAAGGTCAAACTTCTTTCTATCTTGTGTGGATGGTTCTATTGTATTCATTTAACTAGCCTCTATATCTACAACCTCACATACACCTGCAGTACAGGCAAGTTCCTTGCTACCATTTGTAGTATCTTCTTTTTCAAAGTCTTTCAACTTATTCCAATCTATATTAGTTGGCATGGCTTTTGCAAGTGTTTCATATTCTTTCTCATCTATGTCTTGATAAGGTGCTTGTTTATATGTATGTTCACTAAAAGGTAAAAAGGATATGCCTGATACCTCATCAAAGTTTTTGTACACCCATGCACCCACATCCATCCACTCATTTTCTTTAACAGAAACAGTAACAGATGGTTTATGCTCACACCAATGTCTTTGAAACATAAGCCAATAGTCTAACTGCTCAATGGCAGTCATGGCAGTTCGTGTGATTGCACCTGTGGGCGATTTCATGGGGAAACTAAATACTGCAACACTATCAGGCTTCATAACGTCAGGCTCTACAGGTATACCCATCTCCTTCATAAACTGTGTGAGTGGGTCTTTGATATCACCTCTAACAGTTCTAACATAGTATGGATTATGTCTTGCGTGAATGCCTGATGCACTATCAACTAACTGTGATACAGTTCCTGATGGTTTAACACAAGTGATTGCAGTTGACTGTGGTATACCTAAATCTTTTGCAATCTTTTTATTAGTTTCAACTGCAACTTCTTTTAGTTCTATTAGCATTCTCTGTATAGATTCTTTCGTGCCATTATTAAGAAGATAACAGTCTAATATTCCTGTTAGTGATACCCCTAATAATCTTTCTTCTTCTGTATTTTCTTTCCATACTTTTCTAAGATACTTAAACTCTGTAAGAGTGGATTGAAACGTACCTAGTATGGTGGCAAGTCTAACCTTTTCCTTTAATGTATCTAGATGGTCTGTCTCTCTACAGACAACTTCTGTAAGATTACAAAACTGATAAGGTCTGAGTATAATCTCACTACAGGGATTACATCCAAAGGCATAATCAGATTTACGTCTTCCATTTTCTTCTACTTTTTTAATGGCAGACTTACGATTAAATATACCACGTTCACCTGACTTAGATTCATATAAGGCTAACCATTCTCTCATAAATGTACCCATGTCAGGCTTACCTTTATAAGCTACAGAGTTATTAGCCAATGCTCTGTGTCCTTCATTTTCCCACCATGAACCTGACTTTGCGTGTCTCATTTGGTCATCTCCAAGATTGGATAATGATATGAGAGCAGAACGTCTAACACCACCTACAACCACAACTTCCCCTATCTTGCACATAATATCGTGACACTCAATAGGATACAATCTTCTACCTGCTGCCTTTTTAAATATAGCTATACAAAAGTTATACAAGTCAACTAAAGGTTGAGGACCTGATGCCCTGCCACCAAATGTCTTTAGTCTTGCACCTGCAGGTCTAACTTGTGATACATCAAGAGATGGTATCTGTCCTACATACAACATAGCAATAAGTTCTCTCAATGCCTTTGCCCACTCAGGTCTACTATCACCTACTTTGATAACTGTTGTGCTATCCTCAAAGTGTTCATTAACAATAGGTAACTTATCTACATTTTCTCTTTCAACAGAGAAGCCTACACCTGTGCCACACATAAGTATATACATACATTCGTCAAAGGAACGTGGACTGTCAACAGGTATATAACTACAATTATATCCTGCAACATGACACCTGTCTAAGGCAACACCTGCAGTCATCAATGCTCTCATGCTTGGCATAACACCAAGAGATAATATAGAATCATTAATCTTCTCTCTCAATGCCTTTGTCAAAACATAACCATGCTTTTTCTTCAAATGCTTTTCCATGTAGTCAAAATATCTGTCTACAGTTTCTGTCCAAGTTTCTCGTCTTTGTTCGTCTTCTCTCCATCTTGCATAACGAGACAATGCAATAAAATTTTGATAATCTGTGGGTAAGTAGTTTCTCATTTATCTCTCCATTAGTACCTTTACTTGTTTAACTGACACACCATCTATGTCATAAAATAATTCTCTTGTGTAATCTTCAAAATCTTCTCTGACATCACCATCTGAAGGAACAGGATATTCCTCTTCATCTACTTCTATGGTAATCATCATCTTAACTCGTATCATCTTCTAATTCATCTATTAATTCGTTGAGATACCATTGTGCCTTCTTTAAATCTTCAACACCATTTTTATACCTGTATCTCCAAAGGTATTTCATAATATTACCCTGCAAGTAATATTGGAATCCGACATCCGTCATAGCCTTGATAGCATCAATACATTCAACACCTGACTTATTGTAGTGAGGTGGGTGATTAACCATGTCCATTACTTCTGTTTGTTCTTGTGATTGTTTTCTACGCATCTCTCCTACCTTCTTAAATTTATTTGTTAAATCAACGTCATACTGACCCATGGTTATTCCTCAGGCTTAAAAGACACTACCACCACATTATCACGCTTGTCAACAACTTTTGGCTTATGCTTTTTATTATGTAATTCATCTTCTTTTTCTAAAAAGTCTATTGCTTTTTGTCTTAAATATTCATCCTTTTCCATTAAGGGTATACTTGCACATATAACTCTACAAAACTCTAATACACCATAGTAATCTTCATCACACAAAGGATTATCTGCAGATGAAATAACAGAGACATCTACTTCTCCTGTCCACCTTTTATCTTCAGTCATTGTAGGTTTTACTTGTATAATAAAATCTTCAAGATTTAATTTATCTTTTATTGTCATGCTATATTTATAATAGAAGGGTGTTTATTCTTGCCCTTTTCTTTTATCCATTCCTCAGGTATAGTTGTATCACTATACTTAAAACCATTTCTGTCACACCATTCTGCATAAGTTGTTTTAGAACCTGTGTATAATTTATTACTACTATTACCAAAAACAAATCTAATATCAAGAGAGGGGTGTTGTTCTTTTATAGCTAATGCTCGTGTTCTTTCTCTTGCTTGAAAAAAACCTTTGGCTTCAATTATTATGCCATTACTTAATATGAAGTCAGGCTTGTAGGTACGTTGAGTTAGATGAGACCATTTAATTCTAACAGTCTCGTATTCAAACTTGACCTTTTTACTTTTTAAGTCTTCAGCTATGCCATGCTCTAACGTACCCCTAAAGCCATCTTCTAAATGTGCTATCGTTGGCACTAGAGTATTCTTCTCCATCCTGCAAAAGGATTAAATTCATACTCTGACCTACTATAGTCATAGCCAAGTGCCTTCATCTCTTCTCTTACTGCTTCGTCTGCTAACTTTTTATTTTCCATAGCTTCACGTAAACCTTTGGTCTTCATTTCACGAAGAGTCTTTTTAGCTTCGGCTAGTTCTTTTTCCATATTAGAAATATCTTTTTGTAATTCTTCAATCTTCTTTACATCTGCCATTATTTTACACTCCATATTTTTTTAGCTTCCTGTATCATGTCCTCTGACCATTCCCATTTGTCAAAGTTAGGATACAACATAGAAGCCAACTCATGCTTATCATTACTGATAGACAAAAACTTTTGAATACTAAAAGCCACCTTTTTCAACTGCTTTTTATATGCAGTTAGTTTATCTAGGGTATATACTTTGTGTCCTTTTGGACTAACAAAGAATAAATCTATACCCTTTTTAGGATATGCCATAGAATATAATGCCATCTGTCTTTTCTGTGCTTCTGTAGGTTTAGATGGCATCCTATTTGTGGTTTTTAAATCTACTATCTTATCTTTAAATAAGAAGTCTACATATCCCATAATAGGTATTGGCAAATCCTCGACTTGAACTTCCACTTTTTCCTGATAACTTTCAAGATTATCGTACTTAAAGTTCTCATCGAGAATAGTACCAAAACTACGAAGAGCATCCTTTTCTTTTAAGGTTTTCCCATCATTCAAATCAACTCCTGATTCGCAACACAATGCAATAAACTTGCTATCAAGAGCTTGGAAATCAAAGAAACCTTTCTCGTACTTATCAGCCAAGACATACTCTTCTGTAATACCTCTTATGGCACTAGCTCCACTAGAAGACCTAACACCAAAGAGATACCTCATTGTCCACAACGACATATCAGAGATGTACGTATTAATACTGCTAGGAGACAGATAATTAATGTTGTGGACTTTGAAGGGGTCGTTACTTTTCACTAACTAGCATCTTCAATTTTAACATCAATGAAAGACTCTACAGTTCCCATATCTTCTACATTTACTTCCTTCTTAACTTTCATATCCCACTCATTAAATATATAAGTGTTATAATTATCAATCCAAGCCATGAAGTTAATAAAAGTTTCTTGGTCATCTTTAGAAACTTCTACTGTGTCTTGTAAATCTAAAGTATATATAGGTAAGTAAAAAGAATTACCATTAGGAAGTTTCCTTTCCTCGGTATTTAAAACAATAGTATGCTGAACAGGCAATCTCTTAACTTGAGAAAACTTTTTAAAAGGCTCACCCATAGTCTTAAATGCATCTCTATTGTCTATCTCCCAAATAAAAGGAATGCTATCCTTCTTTACTTTACTGCCTGTGTCATCAACTGCACCAACCAAATCAACTGTGCCAAATATAACACGAACTCTTTTGATTTGTCTGATAACATCCTGTGTTTCTACAGGCAAAGCCTTAAAGTCTTTAATAAAACCTGAAGGCTTACCACAATTAAACTTACCCTGATTGTCTTTTAAATCAACATTCAAGTTGTCTGACATTATGGTTTTGTGATACACCCCCAAAGGCTCTCCTGCCTTTGCAGACATATTCTTTACAAACCTTTTATACATAAATCTCTGTATAAATGGTCTAATCTTTGCTGAAGTAGCATAAATTATCTTTTCATCAGGCACTTCTAACTTGTAAGTGCCACCTTCGACTATTTCTACTTTAGTTTTTTTACCATCAACCTCTGCACTACCCATAATAGGAGTATGATTTATTCTAAATCTTGGTAGAGATTTTGGTTTATTATCTGAGGCAGAATCATCACCTGCCATGCCCATAGCTTTTGCCATGACTGCATAATTATTTGTATCTATAGTTGTTACTTCACTATTCATTTATGTTTTTCTCCTTATTAACAAAAGTCTTATTGTTATATCATACAACATCTTTTGTGTCAAGCCAATTATTACCTATTTTCATATCTAATTGTAATGGTACATTAAAATTTATGCCAAATTGTGTATTAATTATGTCTCTTAAACTAGAGTTAATACTTTTTAAGATATATACAACTAAATTTTCTTCATCAGGATGTACATCAATAACTATCGAATCGTGTACAGTATTAACTATACAGGATTGTGCATCCTGCAATCTTTTTTCTATCTCTAGTAATACAACAGGAACGACATCTGCAGTTGCAAAACTTTGAACAGGATAGTTTTTTATTTGAGTAAAGTGTGATACCTTGCCATATACATTCCTCTCTACATCAGGAAAAGAAAACTGCCTTCCTGATGGTGTGGTAATCTTGCCTGTGCTTATAGCCTCTTGAGCCAATCTGGAATGCCATAGTGCGATTTCCTTGTACTTCTTTGTGAACATCTTATAATATTGTGCTTCAGCATTCGTTCTCCCAAAGCCTGTTGCTCCATAGAGGGGTGCAAAGGTATGAGCTTTCGCCTCTTGCCTAGTAGTTTTCTGCCCTGCATCACTAATAACACTAGCAGTATAGCTATGCACATCAAATCCATCTTCAATCTCCTTCATTGCTATTTTATCTTGAGACAGATAGGCTGCAGTTCTAAATTCTAACTGTGCAAAGTCTGCCTCTAATATCTTTCCACCTTCCCATCTTGATACAAATACTTTCTTTACAGGAAATGTACCACCTCTAGGCATATTCTGCATATTAGGGTCTGCCCCACTAAATCTTCCTGTAGCAGTTCTGTGTTGTAATAGTCTAACATGAAGTTTGCCATCAGGTTTTGTATAAGTATTTATGCCATCAACAAAGGATGATAGATAGGTTTCTAATGCTGACAATCTCTGTAAGTCTTCTAAAAACTGTACTGCATTTGTAAGATTATTCTTTTTAGCTATGTTCTGTAGTATAACTAAATTAGTTTTATTAACTGTAAATCCATTTGCACTAACCCACTTCGCATTTGGTGGTGCAAACTTTAATCCTGCTATTGAATTGATAGGTTTGAATTTATATCCATTAGAATTGCAATGACTACAATTATTAGGATTAGCATAGGGTATCCCATTTTTCCTGACCTTTCTTATTTTGCCTACACCATCACAGGTGTTGCATTGAACTGCAGTTGTCTTATAAACAACATCTGAGTTTTCTTTTATAGTATGTTTGTAATCTTTTTCTGACATATAAGGTGTAAAGGAATTTGCCCACATAACTTTATCCTTAGGCTTTCTACTGTATATAACCCAAGACATTTGTTCAGGACTACTTAAATTAATAGGAGTATCTCCCATTAGTTGTACAACTTGTTCCTTTAATCTTCCTTCTATCTGATTCTTTTCTTGTTCAAACTCCTGCTTTACTTCTGTGAGTTTATTCTTATCTACAGAAAAACCATTCTTATATATCTTGGCTAAACATACTGACACTTTGTTTGTTAGTATAACTGAATCCATTAGCTTGGCATATTCTTCTGTGTTTAACTTTCTATATAACTTATCTGAAAGTTGTTGAGTTGCCTTTAAATCTGCTGATAAATATTCCTTTAATTCATCTCTTGGTATGCCATCAACTCCAACACCTTGAGCAAAGTAATGTTTAAGTGTATCTTTCTTTTGTGTTTCTAATTCATATCTTTCTGCACAAGCCTCAAGAGACAAAGGTTCTTTAATACCTCTCTGTATTATGTATTCAGCTAACATAGTGTCAAAGACTGCACCATCATATTTATATCCACACTCCCACAACCACATCAAGTCATAGGCTATGTTATGTCCTATGAGAATAGTTGCTCTGTCTAAAACTTCCTGTAGATATATTCCGTCAGGCACATCCATGTTAAATAAATGTTGTTGTCCATTATCTTCTAAACAACCCACCATTATTAATTTATTTGTAGGTTCAAATGGGTCAAGGTGCAACTTGCCATCTCTCTTTGTCGTTGTGTTTTCTACATCAAGTGTTAACTTCATAGATATCTCGCAGTTAAATAATCTAACTCACAATGTTGAACACCATGCCATCCTGATAATTTATTCTTAACAACATTTAAATGTCTAGCAGGACTTTCTTCCTCTCCACCATCAGGATTCTTAACTGTGTCTTTTGCTATTAAAATCATCAAGTCTGCCTCTGCTGCCTTACCTGTTCTACTGCCTTCCATCATTGCCTGATTAAGATAAACTTTACCTTCTGCCTCTGCAGATAATTGTGACATATAAAACATGGCACAGTTATGCATCTTTGCAATCTGTCTTGCATGAATTGCATTTGCTTTTAATGCCTCATCAGGTCTAGCAAAACCACCTGCCTTTGCAAACTTATCTCCCATATCTAATATTACTACATCAGGTTTGTAAGATTTGCAAACACTTTCTACCCAATTCATATCTCTTCCTGAGGCATCCTTAATAAATATGTTCTTCTTTACTGCCTCATACTTATCTCTTGCCTTGTCAGGAGTTTTCTTTATCTCATGCATTGTCATGCCTGTAGCTGATGTTAAATATCTTGCACCAACTCTATGTGCTGATTCCTCGTTACATAACACAACACACCTAGCACCTTGATGTGCAAAGCCACCTTGTCCTGCAACAAGTGAGGCATGGAATGATGTCTTGCCTGTATTTGGTCTAGCACCTATCTCAATCAAATGTCCTGCACTCACTCCTTCTACTTTCCTAGTCAATGCAGGAATATTAAATATCCACTTTGCCTCTAAACTATTTTTAGCTATTAAAGTTTCCAAACTCATGTCATCCCATTCAATGTTTAAATTAGGTGTAAAATCATCTCCATATAATTCCAAAATATTACGAATGGGTTCAAGTGAGGATTGAGTACCATTAACGTAGTCAAAGCCGATATTAGCAATGTCCTCACCAACCACCTGCTGAAATAACTTAGATAATACTTCCTGTGCAACATCTTCTCCAAGTGGGTTCTCCTTTTTTATTTGTGTAAACAAACTCAAGTAGGCTTGTTTTTGTGCAGTAGTCATTGATGGATTGCCTGATATGAACAAGGCTTCAATCTCATCAGGTGTTACTGTTCTTTCATATGTGGACATAGCCTTGTCGATAGCCTGTTTAATTTTTCTTACATCTTTACTAAACAATCTATCAGGACATTTTGCTCCTCTATGTTCATCATAGAATTTTTTGTCCATTAAACTTCTAATTAACGATAGTTCCATGTTGTTTCTCCTTAGGGGTTAGGTTGTATAAATTATTTAAATCTTCTTCATTTCTGTATTTCAAATCATCCTTTAGTTTTAAAACTCTTACGTCACTTACATGACCTCTTAACTCTTTTGCAAAGGCTAGTGTCTTGGGCATTGCATCAGGGTCTAGTGCTATTATCACAGTTGAGAATTGCGATAGGTACTTTCTATGTGCATCACTCAATGATGTTCCCAACACAGCTACCCCTACAAAAACATCACTACCTACAACAGAGGCACTTATGCAATCCTCAACCACGACTCCCACATTACCACAACCAAAAGAAAAAGGCAAGTTATTTTTTCCATACCTTTTCCATTTAGGTAATCGAAAAGTTGTAGAACGACCAATGGCATCTACAATAATCCCATTATCCTTGATAGGAAAAACAATCCTCTTATCTTTGATGTCATAGTAGAGTGGTATTCTTTTATAATCAATTTCATATTCACTTGTAAATTTTATAATCTCAGGTCTATCTGCATGATGAACTATATACTCAGGCATAGTAAATATATCATCTAGTTGTTTAACTAATTGTAATGATGTCTTTATATCATCAACAGATAAGTGTATTCTTTTTGAACCTGACAATCTACAGGATGCCTTATAACAGTTCCATAAAAGATTGCCCATATTATTTGTAACACTAAAAGTTTTATATCCATTACATTGTGGACAGTTATATCTTTTACTTTCTCCTACATTTAAGTGTAAATCATTTATATATGTATATACATTCATATGTGTATCACTTAATATGTATCATTTAATTATTAGTATCGTAATTTTTTCTAGTTGTCAAGGCTCTTTTTGCACTTTCATAAGTATTTTTCATGTAAGGCTTAACAGACTGTGGATTTGCATGACCTGTAACTGACATAATCTGACCCATTGAGACCCCTGCCTCTACCATCTCAGTAGTACCTGTTCTTCTTAAATCAGCTATTCTAAGCTCATTAGGTAACCCACAGAGCTTGATAACCCTTCTTGCTACTATGGATAGCCTATGAAGTGAATAAGGCTTGTATGAGCCTCTTAGGGTGCTTGGATAGGGTGCGACATATTCTTGGAAGTCATAGTCTTGTTTCTGTTCCTTTAACATTTCAAGTAAATTTTCGCTGATAGGTAGGGTAACACTTGCACCTCTCTTAGATTGTTCAAGACTGAGTATACCCTTGTCAAAATCTATGTTCTCAAACTTTAACATCCTCATATCTCCAACTCTCTGACACCATTCATATGCCATTTGTATAATTAAACCTAAACTTCTATACTTAAAATCATTGTAACAGTAATCTAACATCTGTGTTATCTGTTCTCTTGTCCACACAACCTTTCTAGGCTTGGTAACTTTGCATTTAAATGTAGAGAATGGATTGTATTCTGCATATCCCATCTCCATAGCAAAGGAATAAACTTTCCTA